ATGGTTCAGGATTATTGTTACATGGTAATGCTGCAAAAATACTACCAGTTAGAAACGGTGCGTCAATAAATGCAACAATAGATTTAGGTCAAGATAGTAGAAGATTTAAAGATCTATATTTGTATGGCAGAAACTACATAACTGATGGTACGCGGACGATGACCATGGGTTGTTGGGCCAGTCAACCAAGAATAGAAACTACTAACGGTACTTTAGTTATACATTCATTTGGCGCATATGATACTACTATTCAAACAAATTCTACTGAACGTCTGCGTATAAATGCTTCAGGACAGATTTTTACGGGTCCGTCTAGTTCAATCGCTTCTAGCGCTAGCTCAAGCGCAGGAACTATCACTGCTGGATCAACATTTGGAAGTATGGTTGCTGGATCTGCTGGTGGTGGAGGCACGTTTGGATCTAACCTCACTTTAACTAGTGGTAATGCTCCTCGAATTGCACATAGTCATAGTACTGGATATGGTGCATCAGGAGTTTACTTCTCGTGGGGCAGTACGTATTTTTATAATACCTCTGGAAATGTTACTACGGGTGGCGCTCCTGATCTGAGTATGGACATTCGCCAAGGTGGTGGTAATAGTACTATTTCAAATGAAATTAGACATTATGATAGAAGCGGCAATACAATTAAAAGAGATAGAATTTATAGATTTGTTACAACTACAGCCGCTGCGTCCGCGCATATGAAAACTAATATATCGTGGGCATCTCATACACAAATGTATTCTATACATTTCGAAGGTCAAGAATATCAAGCGAGTAGAGCAATCGATAGTACATTATCGTGGTATAGTTATAGTCCAAGTAATGCTGCTATTAATATAGGATCATATGGGACACACTCAGCAACTGTTTATTCATCGTCTGACGGATATCTAGTTATGAGATTAGATTATAATTCAACAGCATATTATAGTGCATTTACTGTAAGCTTAAGAACGACAGCACAAAATATCAACGCTTCATTCGAAATAACCGCGTCGACTCAAGGTACAACAGCAAATCAATATTAATCGGAGTATAGAAAATGTCAATCCCTGAAAGTAATACACAACCAGATATCCCTGAAAGCCCGCCAGTTGTCGAGCCAGAGGGAGACATAATGCTAGAACCAGATCCAGAAATTGTTGTGAGGATAGATGAGCTGACTAAGCATCAACATCAAAGACAGATTAGATATGGTAGAATAGAAGATGAATTAGATATGCTCTATAAAGATATTGATGTAGGATTATTTGGTGATGCAGCTAAAACTGGATCCTTTTATCTTCATATTAAATCTATTAAAGAGGGTGTACCAAAAGTCACAGATGAAAGAAAAGCGATAGTAGAGGCAGAGCTCGAGGCATTGTTCGAGAATCAGCATAATGGAGACTGAATATGAAATTTAAATTTAGAAAAGGCAACATTTTTAAAATTGAAAATGGGATAAGTGCTCAAATTACCCGAGAAGAGTATGAAGCTCTTAAAGGCAAAGAGAATGGCGGCTCGAAAGCGAAGGTCAGTAAAGAAGAAACCGGTACCGACGAACAAGAAGTTATACTCGAGAGTGAAAGCGGAAGCGAAGAGGAAGTTTAAAGTATATCCGTCGGCTTACGCAAACGGGTGGCTTGTAAAAACTTACAAGGCACGAGGCGGTAAATACCGCATGGGGAGTAAATAATGCCTTACGGAAAAGGAACTTATGGTAAAAAACGAGGACGTCCTTCTAAAGCAGCAAAAAAGCGCGGAAAGAAGAAAAAGGGGGGTAAAAAATAATGGACTTTATTTTTGGAATTGCAGTAGGTTGGGCAGCGCATTGGGCTTGGGTTAAGTTTGGCAAGCCTATGATGGACAATATCTAAAATGGCAAAGCCAAAAGGTGGTTTAACCAAATGGTTTAAAGAAAAATGGGTAGATATTTCCCGTCCGAAAAAGGGCGGGGGGTATATGCCTTGTGGACGTAAAAAATCTAAAAAAGGAAAGTATCCTAAGTGTGTCCCAGCTTCAAAAGCTGCTCGTATGACAGCGGCACAGCGTAAGTCTGCCATTCGTCGTAAGAGAGCTGCAGGTAACCCAGGGGGAAAGCCGACTATGGTTAAAACTTTTACCAAGTCGAAGAGGAGAATGCGACGTGGCGGTAAAAAGAAAAGGTAAGAAAAGAGATCCTCGTTTAAAAAGAGCGGGAGTTTCAGGTTTTAATAAACCAAAACGCACCCCAAGGCACCCAAAAAAGTCGCACATTGTTGTAGCAAAGGTAGGCTCTAAGATTAAAACAATTCGTTTTGGGCAAAAAGGGGCTAAGACTGCTGGTAAACCCAAAGCAGGGGAAAGTGCAGCAATGAAAGCGAAGCGTAAAAGTTTTAAAGCTCGCCACGCAAAGAACATTGCAAGAGGCAAAATGAGTGCAGCTTATTGGGCCGATAAGGTAAAATGGTAATGAGTGATTTTCATCCAGCAGATAGTAATGGTGATGGTAAGGTCAGTAAAGAAGAAGAATCAATGTACCTCGAATTTAAAAGAAAGGAGCTAGAAGATGCGGACGCAATGCGAGATGCACAAAGAAACATGGCGTGGTATGCTCTTGGTGGGATGCTGCTGTATCCCTTCGCTGTTGTTGGTGCTGATTTTGTTGGCTTAGACAAAGCATCTGGTATTTTAGGAGACATGGCACCTACCTACTTTGTAGCAGTTGCAGGTTTGGTGGCAGCTTTCTTCGGCGCACAGGCTTACCAAAAAGGAAAATAAATGGACTTCTTACTTGATCTTGCAGTAAACTTTTGGCAATGGACTATTGTAATCAGTCTTATTCTTATCGGCTTTGTAGCTAGCATTTTTGACGGGCAAGGGGAAAACAGGGTAGGTTTTTACTATAACGAAATGCCTCATATGAAACCTCTTCCAATTCAAACAAAAGATAAAGGATTTTGGAAAGCAATATGGATGTGGTTACTGGGCGTTCGTCAGTGGGAAATCTGTGATGATTTTCATTTTATGATAGGGTTAGAAGAGTATGTTATCCCAAAAGGTTTTCAATTTGATGGTGCATCGGTGCCTAAGTTTCTTGCAATGTGGCTTTCCCCCACAGGGGTCTTACTTATGGGCGGGCTTGTTCATGATTATGGCTATAAATACGCAACACTTATGAAGAAAGATGGGACAGATATTGGCAAAAAAGATCAAAAGTGGATGGATACTCTGTTTCGAGATATTTGTATTGAAGTAAATGGTTTTAAGTTGTTAAATTACTTAGCATACTGGGCTCTTCGAGTCGCAGGATTTGCAGCTTGGAACGGACACAGAAAAAACGACTAAGAAAATAATATGGCAGTAGAATTAAGTAGAAGAGATTTAATCTCTCAACAACTTGTAGAGTTTCAATCTGAGACGAGGTTTCTCAAACTTCCAGTAGATCCATATTTGGACTTACTCGGCGTAACACCTCTTCCGTCTCAAATGGCGATCATAAATGCAATAAACAATAATAAGTATCGTTTTGTTACAGCAGCTATTTCTAGAAGGCAGGGCAAAACGTATATTGCAAATATAATAGGACAACTAGTATCTCTAGTTCCTGGTTCACACATATTAATTATGTCTCCGAACTACGCCTTGTCTCAGATTTCTTTTGACCTTCAGAGAAACCTTATAAAACACTTTGACTTAGAAGTTGCTAAAGACAATGCCAAAGACAAAGTAATAGAGTTAACAAACGGCTCCAGTATTAGAATGGGTTCTATTAACCAAGTTGACTCCTGTGTAGGTAGAAGTTATGATCTAATTATTTTTGACGAAGCAGCTTTGGCGGATGGAAAAGAAGCTTTTAATGTAGCTTTACGACCGACGCTAGACAAGGATAACTCTAAAGCCTTATTTATTTCTACTCCGCGAGGAAAGAGTAACTGGTTTGCAGAGTTTTTTAATAGGGGGTTTAGTAATGAATTTCCAGAATGGGCATCTATTCGCGCTACTTATAAGGATAATCCACGAATGTCTGAAAGCGATATTGCGGAAGCTAGAAAAAGTATGTCCGAAGCAGAATTTAAGCAAGAGTACGAAGCGGACTTCAACACATATGAAGGACAGATTTGGAACTTTAATCACGAAGAATGTATCGAAAACTTGGAGGAACTCGACACTTCAAAAATGGATATATTTGCAGGGCTTGATGTGGGGTATCGCGATCCCACGGCATTTTGTGTCTTAGGATATGACTGGGATAGTCAAAAATACTACTTACTAGACGAATATATAGATGCAGAAAAGACTACTGAACAACACGCAGTCGAAATTCGAAGACTTGTGGAAAAATGGGATATTGATTACATTTTTATTGATTCAGCGGCTCAGCAAACTCGGTTTGATTTTGCTCAAAATTATGATATTACTACTGCTAATGCCAAAAAGTCTGTTCTTGACGGTATTGCTCATGTAGCTGCTATTGTTGACAATAATAATCTTATTGTAGATCAAAGATGTAAGCAAAGTATGTCTGCATTAGATCAATATCAATGGGATCCAAACCCTAATTTGGCAAGAGAAAAACCAAAGCACAATATGGCATCTCATATGTCTGATGCACTTCGATATGCACTATACTCATTTGAAACTTCAACTACCGGATTTTAATAGGACCAGAGAAAAATAGTAGTTGACAATTTAGTTCTCCCACGATATAATTTCGTTAATAAAAAGTAGT